TCAACAAATCATCCATTGCTTGATTGCCTTTTTCAATAAGATTTCGAATATTGCATCTTGCAAAAGAAGCATCGTCATCTACGACAGTTGCAGGCAAAGTTTCTACTGGTGTTGGTTCTTTAGATTCGACAACTTCAAATTGAATGGGTTCTACATCTAAAACTTCAGACAATTTTTCATTTAACTTCTTCATGTTATATTAGGCCATTCAGTTATAGTTTCAGAGAATCCAAACTCGTCATCAGGTTCAGAATTAATTGGATCAGCAGTAGTTACAATTTGAACTACTTTAATTGGTGTTTTATCAACCGCAGTAATTGTATATTTTGCGCCACTATAATCGCCACGAACAACATTGTTGGCTTCAAGTGTTTCAGTTAAACTTCCAACAATTAATGTACCTGTATTTGAGTTGCTAAAATATAATACTTTACCGGTAATCTCGCCTCTGTTTTGAACTCGTATTGTTTCACCTGTTGTAAAGTAATTATTTCCATTTGCATAATCAACAGTAACTTGTTGTGTAATTGTATCGTTAGGTTCGATATGCATGTTTGTAATTACACGACCATATGAAACACCACCTGGTGCGGCAGTATTTGCATATGATTCTCCAATCAGTCCTTGTCCACTTTTTACTGGTGGCCATAAAAATGATTTTACTGTAAACTCTAAATCCCAAATAATTAATCGGGTGCTCATCATGTCACCTTCATAATCCGTTGTCGTGTTTACAGAATTTAAAATAATGGGCATGTCATATTTTTTACCCATCTCACTTATAAAGTTTACTGAAACAGTAAAGTCTGGTGTAAAAAATGGCAAAATTTGTTCTATGATTTGAGTGCCATCTTCTGTGTTACGAACATAGATTGACAATGAAAAATTAAAATCATATGGAACAGGTAAATATTGTGTTTTTAAACCTGTGGTAGAATTATTAAAATTTTGTAATGTAGATATTTGTTTTCTTCCAGAATCGTATGAGATTCCTGTCAGTTCAAATGAAATACGAGGCACCAAAGTATTGATAGACTTTATCAAAGTTGGGTCTGAAGTAATGCGAGTTAAATATTTTTCTTTGGCACCATATGAAAGAGGAACTTTAAATTTTTCATACGCAGTTGACCCTGACTTATTATATCTCTGAAGATAAATGTCATTAAAAATTGTTCCAAATCCAACCACAATTTTACGAATTGTGCGATTATAAAAGTGTGAATTACCTAACATTATGCTTCACCAAATGGGTTAACTTCTGTAAAGTCAATGATTGAATCGGATTCAGTTTCAATTCTCTTGTTGTCAATAATATCTTCAAATGCATTGTTATCAAACGCATCATCATTGATTGTGCCAGATGTTGTGTAATATGCACCTGATGTTGCACCTATTGTATTTGATGCATTAGCAAAAGTACCAATTACCCGATAAACATCCAATTTTCTAGTTGGACTTGTTGACCATGCATGAACGATTGCTTGAGCGGTTGCATTGGCCAATGTTCTGTCTGGTGATTGAAATACAATTTCATCTAAGGTATAAGTTCCTGAACCAACAGAGGCAGACATTGTAAGTTGACTTCTGGTGTAGTTATCACGAATTTGTTCATCGATTTCATCAATACCAGTAGAAATAATTTCGTTTGAAAATACAAATTGTTTAAGTTTTAATGCATAAACATAAACATTACCGCCACGACCACGACCTAATGTATAATACATTGCTTGGTCATTTTCATGTTCAACAAATGTAATTTCAAAAAAGTTTTGCACCAAAGGAATATAAACTAAATCACCTTCTCTAGGGTGCGATAAATTTGCAGCACCTACTGAATAATTAAATCTACGGCGAGATACCAGTAACGATACTTCATCTCGAATTTCTAAACCAAATTTAGAAATGAAGTCTTGTTCACCATCCATACCTGAAACATTTTCAAGATACATCTCAATTTGATATGCAGTTTTATATTCTTTAAGTGTATCTTCACCATACAGATAATCTATTTCATTACCTGCTCTTACTGTTCTGGGAAGATAATAAACATCCATGCCATAGATTTGCATGGCTTCAATGACCAAATCCTCAACGAGCAATTGCTCTGAGGTAATCTGCTCAAGAGGAAAGTTATTGAAGTAAAAATTGGTAGGCATTCATTATTATCCAGTAAAGATTTCGCTTGGGAGACTATTGAAGTTAAACATTTCTTCTTCAATCTCTTTTATTTCTTCTGCGGCTTCATCGTATATTTCTTTACCATTTAATGTAACGCCACCAGGCATTTGAATACCACCAAACTTTTTAAGGTTGTTACCCCATTGTTTTTTAATCAATGCGGTGGTATATTTTTTCATAAAGCGGTCATTCCAAATATCAGAGATGCCTGATATGGTGACTGAAACATTGTTCACATTTGCAGTCATTGGACCAACTAATGTAATTTGTGTTGCTGAGTTAATGTTACGAATTTGTTTTGATTGTCCATCAATTACGATGAAGTCATTTTCCAAAACTTCTTGGTCAAAAATTGTGCCGTACCCAAGTAAAGTATTTGAAGATGTGTTGCCTGTAACCGCACCTGTTAGTGTAATTGAATCCGGTCTTAGTTTACGATAACATTCAACAACAACATATTCACCTTCTTGCAAATCTCTGTCCCAATCAATGTCAAGGAACAATTTATTCATATGACGATTGAAACGAAATTGCGGTGTGCCAGAAAACAATAGTTGCAATGAACGAATGTGTTGCATGGTGATTTCATACGACACATAAGATACCGATGTAAAGTCATAAAGGTCATGCAAACGCAATTGATAACGCAAATCAAACATATTGATTGATGAATTAGAATCATCAAATGGCAAAACACCAGTTACAAATGTAACGGCATCAGGTGCGTAAATCCAGCGGCGAGAAATATCTTCTGCCGTAATTTTGTGTTTCATATACATCTTTTCAACACCATCCCAATGATAGTCATTGAAAAATGCTAACGCATCGTCTATTCTGTCCTCAACTTGGTCATCATCCACATTAATCTGAATGACAGGAAAACCTAAACGGCGCAAACAATAGTCTTTAAATTGTGCTCTGGTTGAAATTGTTGCCATTTTTTATCCTAGTGCTATTGAGAGTGCCAACACATCAGCAATTGTGGCGCCACCTGCAGAAGCAGCAGTTGTTTGTCTTGTACCATCATCAAAAATAATACCATTAGCAGAAACATTACCTTTAACACCAATACCACCTGAGATAACTACTGCACCTGTTGTGTTGGATGTTGAAACTGTGGTGTTTGCAAAAGTATAAATTGTTAAACCATTTGCAGTTACACTTGTTCCAGTATTTGCTAAAGCTGCATTTGCTTTATCGAAAGCGGCTTGTGCAAGAACATTGGCAGCATTGGCTTTAACAAATGCGGCATCTGTTTTAATGTTAACGGTATTACTAAATGCAAAAGCGGCATCAACTTTAATGTTTACACTATTAGCAAAGGCATATGCGGAATCTGCAATGATATTTGCAGAATTAGATTTATTAAAAGCCGCTTCAGCAGTAATATTTGCAGTATTGGCTTTATCAAAAGCGGCTTGTGCCAAAACATTTGCTGAATTAGATTTTGCAAATGCAGCTTCAGCAGTAATGTTAGTGGTGTTTGCAAACGCAAAAGCACCATCTGTTTTGATATTAACTGTATTGGCAAAAGCAAAAGCCGCATCTGTTTTGATATTTACAGTATTACTAAATGCATATGCAGAATCAACTTTAATATTGGAGGTATTAGCCTGATTAAATGCATCTTGTGCTAAAACATTGGCAGCATTTGCTTTTGCAAATGCAGCTTCAGCAGTTATATTAGCAGTATTCGCTTTATCAAAAGATGATTGTGCTAAAACATTTGCACTATTAGCTTTACTGAACCCTGCTTCTGCGGTTGTGTTAGCGGTATTTGCTTTACTAAATGATGCTTCAGCAGTTATATTGGCAGTATTGGCTTTATCAAATGCAGCTGCCAATGTCGTTGTATCTGCAATTGTGTAGTATGTGGTTCCATCATTTGTGAATTGCCAAACATCTGAATTTTCATTCCACAATAGGTAAACATTTGCGGAAGAACCACGGTCAATTTCTAAACCCGCATTGGCACTTGGCGCAGATGCTTGGTCAATTGCCGCATTAAGCGTAATAATATTATCTTTAATTAATACGGTTTGAGTGTTGGCGTAAATTTGTTGGCCAACAATAGTTAAATTACCTGTAATAGTTACATCACCTGTAATTGAACCTCCAGTATTTGCAAGCGCACTATTTGCTTTATTAAACGCAGATTGTGCTAAAACATTTGCAGAATTTGCCTGAGTAAAAGCCGCATCAGTTTTAATGTTGACTGTATTTGCAAAAACATATGATGCATCGGCAATAATATTTGCTGAATTAGCTTTGTCAAATGCACTTTGCGCTAAAACATTGGCAGAGTTTGCTTTTGTAAATGCAGCTTCACCCGTAGTGTTGGCAGTATTTGCTTTTGCAAACGCAGCTTCAGCAGTTATATTGGCAGTATTCGCTTTATCAAAAGCTGCTTGTGCAAGGACATTGGCGGCATTAGCCTTAGTAAAAGCTGCATCGGTTTTAATATTTACAGTATTACTAAATGCAAAGGCCGCATCTGTTTTGATATTAACTGTATTGGCAAAGGCAAAAGAGGCATCTGTTTTAATATTAACTGTGTTAGCAAAAGAAAACGCAGAATCAATTTTAATGTTAGCAATATTAGCAAAAGCATATGCGGAATCTGCAATAACATTTGCAGTATTTGCTTTATTGAAAGCCGCTTCAGCGAGAACATTGGATGAATTTGCTTTTGCAAATCCGGCTTCGGCAGTTACATTTGCAGTATTGGCTTGATTAAATGCCGCTTGAGTAAATGCAAGATTAGCAGATAACGCACTTTCTCTTGCTAATGGAAAACCACCTGCTGTTGAACCATCGTGAACAACAATAGTTTCTTTATCGGTATCAACAGTAATCTCGGCTACCGCACCTGTAAATGCGTTAGTCTGTGATGTATTACCTCGTCTTAATTGAACTTGTGTCGCCATAGTGTTTATTTATAGTGTGCCATAGTCGTAAATTACATTCGTATCTTCATACACAAAACCGTAGTCAGCAGTAGTAAATGTGAAACCTGCAGGCACACTCACAACAACTTTTTTTGCAGAAATGTTTGATGTAACTGTAATACCTGATTCACCAACAATTTGCAGAGAATCATTTGAAGTTGTTGCAAGAATTGTGCCGCCATTTGCGACAATTTGGCCAAAACCATTTGCTGAACTACCGCCACCACCTGAAATAGCCGTATTAACAATACTTGAAATTCGACCATTGGCAGTTAATGTAATAACCGGTACATGGGTTGCATTACCATAGACACCAGCGGTAGCTGTTATTGATGTTACATCGGTATTGGCCTTATCAAAGGCGGCTTGTGCAAGAACATTAGCAGAGTTTGCTTGAGCAAAAGCTGCATTAGCAATAGTTCTTGCTACTGTATCTGGTGCCGAAGTAGGATTTAATAAGTCTGTACCAACTCCTGCTGCGGCACTATTTGCTATATCAATAAAGACACCACGAACACTACCACCAGTTTCAAAAATTCTTAATTTATTTTGGTAAACATCAATTGTTATACCAGCTGCCAAAGAAGTATTGGTTACTGGTCTGTCTAAGAATATTTCACCACCTTCATCACCACCTTGATTTAATGCTCTAAGTGTTCCTGAAACATTTAAATTGGTATTTGATAATGCACTATTTGCTTTATTAAATGCCGCTTGTGCTAAAATATTGGCTGAATTTGCTTGTGTAAAAGCTTGATTTGCAAATGATATGACTTCAATACCACCATCATATATTGCATCAGCATAAACATTACCTTTAACGCCTAAACCGCCATTTGAAATAATGGCGCCAGTTGAAT